CAATGGTAACGTTTTTCAGAGACGGGTAGAACGGAGTAGTTCCATCTTCCCGTTTAGTGCCAGAACGCAAAGTAACTTCTGCGTTAATGGTATTACCTGCCATACGCTGCATAAGTTCCCGCAGCGATTTAGCTCCCAACGCTTGCGCAACTCCTTTAAAATCCTGAACCAGAAGTTGCAAACCTGCGCCTTGCTGATAACGCAAACTAAAGATACGGCCCGGTTCGTCAGTGCAAGTCCCGTTTTCGATAAGCTTAGGATTACCAATCTCTTCGTACCCTTTGATTGCGACAATAACACGGATAGCTTGCAGCCCTTCGTCTTTGTTACCTTCCGTCTGTGCTACTTCTTTAATTTCAAAAGAACCATAACCCGGCGCAGGAGTACAAAACTCGGGAAGTTCTTCAAAGCTATCCTCCAGATTAAGATCGAGAAGATCGTCAAAGTTAGCATCTTTAATCTGCGCAGTGTTCAGAGCGGCAGCGGAAGACATCAGCATGAAAATAGACATAGTATATTTCTCTCAGTTAGTTAAGTTAATTTAATCGACAAGTTATTTCTTTGCAGAACTAAAAACCTTATCAGGTTGCCCTAATGGATTTTTTTCTGCATCTTTCACGCTAGGATTAGTAGCCTGAATTTTTTCAACAGACCCATTAAAATAGTCAATAAGCTTACGCCCATTTTCCATAAAAATGTTACTGCGACTACCCACAACAATCTTAGAGTTAGACCGCTGTGAAGAAGTAGATTTAAACTGTGTGCCTTCGATAGACATATGCACAACAGCTGAAAAGTCTTTAGCCATATTACGAGAAGTGTTACGACTACCCAACATCGGAGCAATTTTAGTTGTCCCATCCGGCATAGTAACAATCAACTCATGGCAGATTAAGATTACATGATAAGGAATTGAAGCTAATACTTTAGTGAGTTTAGCCATATACCCGGAAACTAATCCCCAATCCCTTTCGCTTAATTGCAACTCGTCTAACTTTTCTTCATTAGCTGAACGATTGCGATTAGCTCTGACATAGTTAATAAGAGACTCAGTAATAGAAGTACCTGAATCAAGAATGATAATGTCAGAAGTTTCTGGCGGCTTAATTTCAGGAAGTTTCGGCTGAACATTTGCAACAACTCCACGATACTTAACAGATAGTTTCTTACCGTCTAATGGATTATAATCCATACGTTGACCGGTTAAGAATTCTAACAATAACCCAAATACCGGGTTATCTAAACTATCAGGCATTGGAACAATATCAATATTACTGTGATACTCTTCCGGGATTGAATGAATAAGAGCGCCAGCGTTTCGGTCAACATCAATAATCTGGATTCTTCTATCCTTAGCTAACATCGCCGCCGCAGTTGTTTTACCTGTAAATGGTGCGCCATACAGTATTACTTTAGAGTATGCAGGCCCGCTTTTGTTATAAGAAGCTAAGTCCATAAGTCACCTATAATTGTAAGAAGTCAGACTCGTTAACTTCTTCGGAAACATAATTCTCTTCGACAGGTTCCATAGTAATTATGGAAGATGTTAACCATTCGAAGAACTCTTTGTATTCTTCAAGACCTACTTTAAATATATTGCTTTCTGTCTTATTGAATCTTTCACCTTTTGCAAATCTTTCTTCTGGCCAATGGCAAGTATTATAGAACTCGCAAGCCCTGAAAAAGTTATTGCAGGCACTACCGTTCATCGGATAGTTACCCATACTATCGTATAAATCCATGACTTTTAATTTAGTTTCAATGTCACGGATGTAACCAACAATATGAATATTATTATACCCAAAAATTAGAGGGGCTTCCCATTCTCCCTTACCCGTTTTGTAGACATGATATTCAACATCTACTCTATCGGAGTCTGCGATAATACCTTTCCACTGTAGATACTTAACAGCTAAGGCATAACCTTTAACCTGATTACTGTTAGAATATACAGAAGGATGCACAGTAGTTAAGACTGTTGTTTTAATCTCAATTACTTTAGGTTGTCTACTAACCTTGTGCAATAACAATACATCGATATGACCGTTGTAGCTGGCGTCTTTTGAGAATTGAATTGAAAACTCTGGTTCAACTCCCATAATACTTATACCATCAACTACTATGTCTGCAACCTCGTATTGCACGAGAATCATCTGGGCAATACTATAGAACTCTCTCACAGCAATCATCGCATGAGTTAGTTTCTTTTTAATCCTTCCATCCAACTGGATAAAAGAACTTGCAGAATAGTTAACAATGCATTCGTAATAACAATCTTCTAATGCACAACCCATTAAAGCCGCTTGCACACCGCTACCAACTGCATGACCGAATGCAAAGTCAATGCTACGGCGGTCATGTTCATTACCTTTTGCGCCGACAACATTATATAGTTGATACTTACGAGGGCAAGCCTCTAAGTCTTCTAACAACGAATAAGATAAGGTTCGTAATCCATCGTTAGAATAAGTTAAGTTAGACATATCGCCTCCTAAAAATCGTCAACAGTTGCGTTACGCATATCCTGTTTAACAGAAGTGCTTTTCTTTTTAGTGGCCGCTTTGACAATCTCAACGTTCATAATCTTAACGTGAGCATCGACAATAATCTTTACTTTCTCAGGAGGTAACATGTAAGCCAGTTCAGGGTTAGACATTAAATCCTGATGAATAAGCCCTGCAAGGTTTGCAATGTCCGGTTCGTCATTCTTTAACCGTTCATCTAAGCGAGTAACAAGCTGCAAAACCTTTTCCAAATCCTGATTAGCGAACTGAATGTTTGCATCATCTGAAAAGATGTCCCGGTCTAAAATAGATTCTCCGCTCATAGTTTTACCTCAGTAGCCATATTCAATTTCAACTTTAATATTATTGCAAAGTATTCTTTATCATCTTCCCCAATAACGATATCAATATAACTTGAGATTCTGGAAGAAGGATAAGAATTAATAAACAAAGAGTCACGATGTTTATACTTTGCAATGCGAGTAACTATTTCCTTTTTTGCTGTAACCGCCTCCTTGCGGTTAGTAGAGAAAGTGTTTATGACAACAACAAAATCTCTTTTTAAAACGTGCCACGTATTATTATTTAATATCTGATTCAAATTTATCATGGCGACTCACTTCGAGAATTTTGGGTTGTCTCAATTTACCGTACCGGGTAAACCCCTTGTAAGATACCTTAGAAATTTTACCGTTATACTTCTCAAAGTTATCTACAATATCTTTTCTTTGTTCATAAGTAAGTGAACCATCAATCGCTAAATGAATTAATGGGGAGTTAGGTTTTAACCATTGGCGGAACTTATAAATAACAGTTCCTGCAACTCCAGTATGTTTTCCCTTACCTAGATTGTACCCAACAATTTCTAACTCAACTGTTGGAATCGGAATAAGTTTAAAAGCTCCTTCTGCAATTCTTCTTCTATTCCATTTCGAATCTGTGAACCGTATTATATCACCTTCCCAACCCATTGTCAAGCCCCAATTAAAATAGTAAGTTATATATTTTTCATCGGAGAATCTGTTAGGAACTTTAGGGTCAATAATAATAGTGTGAGCAAATCTAATATTATCCCAGTCTTCAACAGGATAGTTATTTTCTATCTCTTCTAACTCTTCCCAACGTTCAGAGAAGTTAAGTTCCGATTTACCTAAGATGTATTCATCAAGAGTTACGGAATCAAAGATAGCTAATTCAACTTTACCATTGGGAACTACAGTATTGTTAGGGTTGAAACTTCTGGAAGCCTCTTCAAAATCTTCCTTGCCATCCCTTAAAACAATTGCTTCACAGAAGTAAACTCTACTACCTGAAAGCATTTTCTTTGCTTCTTGTTTAGCAGATTCTAAGTTAGGGACAATTGCAAAGTTCTTATTGTAAGCCTGAACATTACCATAATCATCGATGATAAGAATAGTATTGCATCCATTATACTTACGTTGTACGTAATACGGGCACAGAATTTTTTCAGCATCTTTAAGTTCGATTGCTTCCATCTTCATAATAGAAGATTGGAATTCTGTGTTTTCAAATAAGGTTAAACTTTTCATCTTATGCATAATATTCCGCTCGCTTGCTTGAGAATTGGGCCGCCTTGTTATATCACAAAACCGATACGAAAGAGTATGTAAAATTTTCTTCGAAAATTTTGTCAACTTCTCTTTCGTATCTTTAAAGTTTTGTGATGCGGCGGCTTGTCCAATTCTACAGTAGACGCCGCATCGCTAAGTAAGTTATCTATCTTCCGATATTACTATGTAATCCTTACCAGTTAAATCAGAATGATATTCGAATTCTCCATCATCTGCAATAACAAAAGCAATATCTGCAAACAGATTAAAGCAATAATTTACTGCTGGAACTGTAAGTTCTTTTTCTAGCAATTCAAAGGATATGTTAAGTGCTCCTTTAGGAGTTTTAGAATATGCCACCGTATGCTTTTCTTTTGGGCATAGCATCTTCAACAAAGTTCCTAAACAATCTAAGGAACCGTCCCACTTAATAACATATAAAATGTTATCCTGCCTTACCATCCGTTTCATATTAAATTACCTCATACTTATTTTCAAACTCGCCATCTGAAAGGTTATCCACAATACCACTGGCCTCAATAACAATCCAGCTACCTGCTGAAACAGTGTAAGTGTTATGCAAACACTGTATTACTATCTCAGAAGTTTTCAGATTAACTTGCACAGTCTGAACATCCGGCAGCATTTCAGAAATAGTTATTAAATCCAGGTTATCTAACATCAGCTTAGCTGCTGATTTGTTTGCGTTTCGTGAGCGAACTACTACAGGAGTTGTCATATCTTTCTCCATTATTTTATCCTACTGGTTAATGTTAATAAGGGAACTAAGAAATAATTCCCTTAATGATATTAACTATTCAGGAATACGTTAGCCTGCGGCGGATGCTTTATCGCCATACAACTTGTTTTCAAGTTCTTCAATATAGTTCGCCATATCCATAAGCAACTTAGGAGCAAAAGCTAAGTCTCCCACAACATCGTAAATGGTTGTTTGAGATTCGTCGACTTCCTTAGCAAGTTCTTTGACTTCTTCTAGAGTCTTGCCCTCACAAATAATATTACCCAAAGGAGATTGAATCTCACCATAAATTTTATCTCCGCTGCACTTAAAACACATAGTCATAGTTAGTCTCCAGAATTAAAAGTCGTTTTCAAATTTTAAATCTTGCTGGTTGCCCTTATCAGTTGTACTAAAGACAATTGCAGAAGATTTATTAGTGTTTAACTTATCCATCTTACCGGAGAAGTAAGCAATCTTATCTTGCAAAGTACGCCCCTTGATTGCTTGTCGCTTAATCCCTCCCCCAAATGTTCCATCCTTAATATTGCTACGAGTCTCAGGGCTATAGATAATCGTAAGGTTAGTTTCCGCACGTGTAACAGCAGTATAAAGCAACTCACGATTAACCATAATATTATGGTCACGATGAAGAACTAAGTATACGTGCGGCCATTGCGAACCTTGTGCTTTATGCACAGTCATAGCGTACCCGAATTCTAAATCGTTATTGAATGCTGATGCGCTTGATACGCTAACAACCTCCCCACTATCTAAAGCAACTTTAATCTTATGACTAGCAGAGAATTTACGTTCACCTCCTTCCTCTTCTACAAATTCAATATCATCAAAGACTGATTCATCTAATCCATCATCGTATTCTAGTTCCTGGTACTGTCGTGGTTTAGAATCAATTCCCCAACGGTTAAGAGTTTGAGAAGCAGGACGATACTTACGACCTACGTAACCTGAGTTACGAATAATCTCAACTATAACGCCAGCGTCTTTACGATATAAAACCCTGTCGCCTTCTGCTAAGTAGAACTTTTCAAAGCCTGCAACAATTTCATGAACATACGCTTCCCTTCTTTCGCCGTCTGCCTGTGCCATAGCTTTGTTAAGTTCAGTACATCCGAAAGCTTTGTTAAATGGACATAACACAATACTGTTATCGAAGTCATAGGAACCATCGCGAATCAAGTCTATGAACTTTTGCTTAACTACTCGCAAAGCTAAGTTACCATCAAGATTCTTTTTGTACGGTAAGAAGTTAAGATACGGTTCCTGCGCAACTCTCCTTATTGATTCCTCATTCATTGGAATCCCTTTAAGGATTTCATGAGCAAAGGAGATAATCGGAGACTCTAATGCCTGTCGATAGATATGGGTTAACTCTACAACTCTAAGCTGGTTAAGTTTGTAGCCGAGGATAGCATCCCCAAACACAGGCTTAAGCTGATTCAAGTCACCGATATGAATTTCTTTATGTTCCCCATCCAGCGCCGCAATAACATCGTTATACAAATCGATGCTTGTCATTGAACCTTCTTCCATAACAATAAAATCAATGTGCGGAAGTTTATTATTACGGTTACGCATAGGAAGGAAACGCATACTTTGATTACCTTCCGAATCGTAAACCTCTGTAGGTTCGAACTCTAACAACTTATGGAAGGTAATACAGTTACCTTTCAAATGGTCCGGTAAGTTCTTACGTAGGTTGTTAACAGCGCGCCGAGTGTAAGCACAAAACACAATAGACGGCGAACCCTCTGTAAGAAACTTAGTACTAGACTTTAAAGTTCCGATGTGTCCGCTAATCATTAAGCGCTTAACAATCTCTTTAACTGTTGTTGTTTTACCAGTACCAGCAGCGCCGATAAGACAGAAGGATTCCCCTTCTTCTGCTAAGTTGATTGCGTCAACCTGTCTTTCGTGCCATTCCCATTCAGTAACAACCTCTTCATCTGCTTTGATTGCAACCTTAACAGATTCAAAAGCCTGAGATTGTTTTGCTAACTCTCTCTCATACTCTTGAGTTAAGTCGGCGTCTTCGATAATCTCTTGCTTTTGTTCTTCCGGCATAGTTGTAACCAGACGTTCAGCAATAAGTTTATCCTGATGTGCTTTAGCAGCAGCTACTAATTGTTGTATTCTTGTCAGTGCCATATTATGCATTCTCCCTTACAGGAGTTGTAACCGCAATATTAAACATGTAATTCCCGTCCCCACGTTTGCGCCCTAACTCTTTCTTATTGCGGGGGAGTATATTATAAATTTTTTCAGGAATTGCGAAGGTACGAAATGAAACAAGATACTCACGTTTCAAATCTAATGCGAGACAGTTACCAGAAAACCAAAAGATATCGTTATAAAAAGTAATACCTACTGCTTCCGATTTGTTGCCGTCGCGATAAAGAATTCTGTTTTCAACTTCTGGATACAGCTTAGTAATGATAACAGAGATAGCCTGAACCTTAACCCACGGCGCTAATCCTAAACGATCAAACAAAGCGTTTGCAGCGGAGGAAGTCTTAGCAACTTTATGAATAGAGTTATCCATATTGGATTTATGAAGTTGAATCTTCTGAGTTAAATCATTATTTTTCATTTTCAAGTTTCCAATCTGCTAAAGCGGCCATGTAGGATTTGAAGTCACCTTTGTAATCGGAGATTTTAGGCTTATCAGTTTCTATTACGCTTGTCTGTTTGATAACTACACCGCCAACTAATTGGGCAGTTGACATAACAGCAGCGCCGTTAAGTTCAGCTAACAAGCTATTGTAATCATCTAAGATATAGTCCATCCAACGAATGCAAAGAATCTTATGTGGAATATCTCTTGCATTTCGTTCCGGTACGCCATCATAAACTATGTCTCTTATAGTCTTAAGCGCTTCGACAGAGATTCGATTAGAGTTAAGTTCTTTAGTTACTTGCTTAAGAGTTAAACCGACAAAAGAAGTTAACTTATGGAAGATGGTAGTTTGATGTTCAGTGAGTAGTTCGCTAATAGAAGGATAGCAAACAGTAAAGCTACGTGGCGTCACTGTAGTAATATTGAAGTTCTTCTCAAACTCTCTGTTATACACCATCGCTCTGGCGATATCATCGATACGTATCTGAGAGGAATTCTTAGTTTTGTAATCACGTACGGAAGCCGCCAGCGCATTAAGCCAGCTAACAAGTTCAGATAAGTTTTTATTTGCATGAGTGATAACAAGACTAGGAAACTTAGAACGTTTCTCTTTGGATATCTCTACCAGTTCGCCGATAACTTTTAACATGCGAGGGACTAACACATCACACATAGCATCATCAGGACAGATAGGATTCTTAAAACTAACTAAGTCAGTTGAATACATTAAGGAAGCAATGATAACTCTCTTCTGAGAGATATTGTAATGCTTCCATGCTTTAGCATGACTAGCTATAACAGAGAAGGGCTGACCAATCATTACATCCTTAGATTCCAGACGTAACTTAGGCCATAAGGTGGAGATTGCAAGAGGTATACCAGAATACTTGCAAATGACTGTTGCAGATATTTTATGTTTCATAGTGTTACCTATTAAATGTGAAACGAATACTCTTTAAAGATTCTATCATAACAACTAAGTTACGTAAAACACTTAAAGAGTATGCCGGGAAGTTTTCCCGGCGTACTTACTTCTTTCGCTATTGTCGCCGCCTGTTATTTAGGCTGGCCGACCGGCGCGCGCAGGTTTAATTTAACGATAACGTTAACGTTAGTTTTGATGTATTGCCACGGGATTTTAGTCATGCCGGTATCTCCAGAGTTTAGTTTCGTGATATCGCAAGTTAATAAACGGGCCTAAGTTAAGGCCCGGCAGTTTCAGATTACAGCAGAGTTGCGAGGTCTTCTTCGCTCATTGCTGCATCGGAAAGTTTGTTACCCAGGAATTCGGCAACTTCCGCATAGTCAGACTGTGCAGCGGTATCTTGTGCCGAAATAAATTCGACAATGTTTTCCGCGATACGGTTGATAGCTTTGTTGTCGATGTTTTCCACACCACGGCAACGAGTTTTGAAAAGCTGCGCCTGAATTTTGATACCTTTCGCCGGTTTGTTCGCAGCAGTCGCCCACTGCGTAAACGCTTCGATAAAGGCGTCCAGGTCTTCTTTGGAAACAGCAGAAGAAGAACGTTTCGGCTTAGCCGCGATTACAGCCCAGTCAACCTTATCGAGGTCAACCGTTGCGGAGTTTTCCAGCGTATCACGCGCGGCGGATTCAACACGGTCACGAACCAGAGCAAACAGCGCGTTAAGTTCGCGAGTTTCATACACCGGGAAACCGTTAGAATCCAGAGTTGCTTCTGCTGGGATACCAAAGTAAGCCAGAGTAGGATAAGGAATTTCAGCCACAACCGGAGCACGGCGGACGGCAGGCTGTTTACGTGCCATAATAAGCTTAGGAGTAACACCGTCTTCTTCGAAAACAGTTTCGCCTTTGCTGTTAGTTTCGTGTTCGTGATAAACAGCGCCTTCGATGCGCGTAAGTTCTTCGTCTTTAACCTGCGGTCGGAAGGTAAAGGAAACGTTAGCGTAGATAATGTTACCGATTGCAGCAGCGGCAACAGTTTCGTTAGTTTCGATACCAGTTTCTTTAGACATCTTAATACTCCTTACTTTATTGTGGATGGCGATTGCGCCGGATAAATTTTTCATAGAAAGCCTCGCTATTATATCACAGCACAATCAGGCTGTCAAGCGTTAATTTATTTGTTAGGTAACTTGTCTTAGTTACTTAACTACCTTGATAAGAATAATAGAACAACCTAGTTAGTAATGCAATACTCTTATCAAGAAAGCTTAGTAAAGTTATGTAAAGGAACTGATGAGTTATAACGTAATCTAGTTTCGTTTGCGGCTAAGAACTATCGGCTTTGCGGGTAGGCTAACATAAAACCGAAACGAAAAGAGTATACAAAATTTTCATCCTCACTCGCTATGCTCGTTACGGTAAAATTTTGCAACTTCTCTTTTCGTTTCTTAATGTTTTATGTTTTAAGCCTCCCACGCCGAAAGTTCATGAGACGCCGCAGCACTATGTAAGCCTACGTTATCGCGTGAGCAAGGTAACTAGTGCGGCAGTGGATACAGTTGTAATTAAAGGAACAATATAAGAAAGAAATTCGTACTTAGATTTATCTCTAAAGAATATTGGGTGTATATCTGTTGCCTTATCTGAATAGTGGAAGTGGATTTTGGCTGCTATAAAGACGCCAAAGATTATTACCACTGCAACAATTACATGGTTCATAATATTAATCCTCCGCATCGTCTACAATAATTTTATCCACAGAGTTACCCAGTAACTTATCTTCCTCTCTTAATTTAATGTCTGCTTCGACACATTTAATCCAATGATCGAGAAGAGATAACCTTAATAACTTCTGTGCTCCTTTGTAGAGACTATTATTTTCCTGATGCAACCTGAATTGATCTTTAGGAAATGTCGCAACTTCTCTAAGATTCTTTATCGGGTATAGTGGATGCCCAGAATAAAACTCCCATAACTTAGAATAATTCTTAAGGTGAGCAAACACAGAATCAGATAAGTAATACCCGTAATTTCTAGAAATATATTCATAAATAGTAACACACATCCCTTCTTCGGCTTCCTCCATGTTACCTTCTCGAATAGATATCTCTAACTGCTGCATCGCACTAAGTAAAGCTTTAAACTCTTCCATATAACTTACCTTATGTTAGTTAGTTAAACTACTTACCTTGTTAACTTATCATACTTATATACTTTGCACAACTAACTTCTATGACGCTGCATCACGTGCTTAGCTATCTGCTGCGGCGTCTCTGGAGTTTCGGCGTAAGAGGCGTACAACATAGAACATTAAGAATTGAGAAAAGAAGTTGCGAAAGAATACAGAAGCGTAACGAAGTGAAGCGAGGATGATTCTTGAGTATACTTTTCTCAATTCGGTTCTATGTTAGCCTAACGCAACGCCGATAACTCTTTAGGCGCAAGGATAGCGATTAGGCTAACATATCTTATTTATCATTAAAGAACTTAACAGCTCTGTTATTACCGATTAACGGCGTGTTACGATTGTTTTCTACTTCTTCTATAAACTTGATAAACAAGTCGTATTCGATAATGTTGATTAATTCTTTATCGTGTAACTCTTTTACAAACTTTGTGGCATCTTTCCCATACTTATACTTATGAAGAATCTTATTTCCTTCCTTCATTCTATAGACATTCAGAATTCTGTTAAAATTAATTTCCCACTTACCTAACTTAATTATCTTATTCATATCTTACTTCCTCTTATGTTAATTCATAACTCTATAATCAATGTTCCTTGACCTATGAAATGGCCTTATGGGGTTACGGGTATAGGGTAAAAGGATAAAAGTCTTAAGTTATTCTACCTATATAAATATAACCTTATTAATAGTAGTATAAATATAACTTAACTATATATATTATTTCATAATTACTACTTATCCCTATTACTACTAATAACTACTAGCTAGCTAATACCCTATACCCGTTACCCCTAGAGGGGTTTTCCTACTCTAAGTTACCCTCTTTATTTATTACTTATTAAGTTATCTTATCTAAGTAATATTAAGTTAATCTATTATAATAAGAACTAAGTTACCTATCTTAATTCTTATTAAATAAACTATCCTATTATTTGTTATTCAACAAAATTATAAATGAGTAATCACTCATTCTTACCTATAACTAAGTAAGAAATTATAAATAGTTTTAAACTCTATATCATTAAAACTATTCTCTTCCCATAAAGAAAGAATATAATCTCTTACTTCTTTAAACTCTCCTTCCATAATAAGTAACTCAGGATTAACAGCAAAGCAATAAAAGTAAGTATTCATACCTTGATTAGAAAGTTTAACGATAATAGTAATCCTATCTTTAATCTCTAACTTAAAACATCTGTTACCTTTTTTAGAATCCAGAATATCATTAATTGTTTCTTTCTTAGTTTGCATAGAGATAATAGTTTCCAGAATAGATTGGTTAAAATATTTAGGTTTATTAAAGTTAGTTTTCATATTACATATCCTCAGCTAAACGAATAATATCAAACAAGCCGTTAATTCTTCCCTTCGCTTGCAACTTAATTTTACCTTTGTTATCCCTTACAATGTACTTAAATCCATTCCATTTAATAGAGTAAGCTTTCTTAACCTTGCTATATTGATAATGTCCATAGCAAAGAAAGCCAGTGTAGATTATGAATACAGCAAGGTAGATTATCATTCCGCCTCCTTAGTAGTTAATTGAGCACATTACAGCAAAGATAGCGATAAACAAGATGCCACGATAAGTAATCATTCTTTATCCCATGCAATATCGTACATATCACGAATAAAAGTGTTAAGAGTCTTAGTAATCGTGGCTATCTTACGATAACCATAACTGCCTTTCTCTCCCCACATATCTTTATTATCGACCCTTTCAATTTGCAACTCAACAGCAGCTTTAATAACCTTATGAAAGCTACTAAGGTCAAGAATGTCTGCCAGATAGGTACAGGTATCATCCAGATTAAGTACGCGAGGAGCACGATAAGAAGACATAATACGGAACATAATCTTACTATCTACATACTGTAATTCAATGCTCAGGCGGGAGTATACAGCATTAACAAACGCCTCGTCGCAGAACACTGTAATCAAAGGAACAACATGCGGGATACGAATGATAAACTTAGGGGTCTTAGATGCAATAGGCTTCATTTCCATGATTATTACCTCAGTTAGATTTAAATGTTGCTACTCATTACCTTACCTAATCTACTAGATTCCTCCTAAACATGCCAGTTCCTTTACATAGCTTTACGTAACTATCTTCCTTTAGAAGTCTAGATGGCTAGGAAAAGGTTAGGTTGTGAATAGTTAGGCTGCTAATTAAGGGAGGGTGCGGGCCTTTTAGGGGTAGGCTTCGGCGAGTATCCAAAGATAGTAACTATAAATTTTTCCGAAAAATTCAACAACTCATTACCCTACTTATAACTTAACAACATTCAACTCCATAACATTATCTCTTATCCATAACATAACTTAACTTACCTACCTGAAAATTCCACTTGACAAATGGAAGTTACTATGATATAATGCAACCGTAGGTGTAAGCGAGGGAACAAGGTAAGATTTGTTTATCAAGTAACTTAGCTGCTCAACCTGATACAATATTGCTATCGAATAGAGCCTAACTTTACGAGATCATTTGTTAAGATAGTATTGTTATAATGTTCTTTGTACTCGTCATCCTCCTGAAGCCCATTATACTCTAGATTGTTGTGAGTATATTTTATTTATTGGGAGACGCTGCGTTAATAAGAGTACCGCCGAGTGGTAACTTATTAACTCTGAAGTCCGCGCTGGGACAAGTCTCCATTTCTTTACGAGACAAGACAATGATAAGAGGTTACTATGCAAACCAAATCAAAAGACAATTTTTATACGACACGTCATGAACCATCTAACTTAACTATTGTTAAGGATGAAACTATGAAAGAAGCAACCACCGATAAGACTAGTCGAGCACAAATGCTACTAGCACGAGCAAGACAAAGAAAAGAAGACGAAGCATACGAGATTCAGGATAGCATCGAAGATTATTCCGAAGCTGTATTTGAAGGTAAGAAGACAATTAAAACTGTTCCTCCTTCTGTAACTAACTCTGAACTTATGCCTGCTCCGCAACAGAAACAATATTCCGCAGCATTAGAGAAAGCAATTGAACTCTTAGGTCGTCGCGTACCTTCTAGTGTTGTGGCATCTGCAACTGGGTTATCATTATCTTATCTTCATGAGATGGTTCAAGATGAACACTTCATGGGAAGAATTGTTGCATTGCAGACTGAGAAACTTAAAGAAGCTACGGACAGAGATAATAAGTATAACAGGTTAGAAGACTTGCTTCTCGATAGATTAACTATGCAAGTTCCTGGAATGTTCGACCCAGTTAAAACTGCTAACGTTCTTAAGATTGTTAACTCTGCTATTCGTCGTGGCGCAGGAGAGAATAACCCTGCTGAACAGATTGGCGCAGGACAAGTTGTTAACTTATCTATCCCAGCTCACTTACTTAATATGTTTGATCGTGGAAAACAAGAAATTGTTCTTAACGAAAACAAAGAAGTTATTGCTGTAGGTGATACACGACTTGGAAGAATGGATTCCACTAACTTGCTTAACATTGCTGAGGCAGAATTAGTTAAAGATAAAGTTATCGAAGACGCCAAGGATATTACTATCGATGAGTTATCTAGTATGGATAAAGATGAGTTACGTAGTTTATTATAGTTGCTGGCTACGGATGGCTAGTAACTTTCTGCGGCGTCTCATCAACCTCGCCGCAAGAGCGGACTATCATGGAAAATTAAGAATGGTAAAAAGAAGTTGCGAGAAAATAGCGCAGCGTTAGCGAGCAGATTTTCGAGTATACTTTTTAACATTCGTTTCCATGATAAGCTCATTGCGGTACGCGAGGTTGTTTTAGACGCTTAAAGTTACGGAGATTATAATGTCAGAAATCCAAACAGTTCCAGTAAATGTTAAAGAAGTAAAAGGAGTACTTAAGAAATCCTTAGACTTCTTAGCGGGGATGGTAGCTCCTGAAGTTTATAAGTTCCCATATCCTCCAATCTTACTTGCTGTTTGGGCTAGTTTAATGCAAGTCCTCTCAGCAGAGAGGAGTTTTGAAAAGTTAATGTTATGTTTACCCCGTGGGATAGCTAAGTCTTTCTTAGTTAAACTTGCGTGCGTATGGGCAATACTTTTCACAACTAAAAGATTTATACTTGTAGTAGGTGCAACACAAGACTTAGCAGAGAATATAATTGATGACGTAGCTGATATGTTACGTTCTCCTAATATTGTAGATATCTTTGGGGACTTTAAAACTGAGATGTCTACAGATACAAAGAATAAGAAAATATTCTCTTTTCAAGGTCGTACAATAATCTTAGCTGCAATGGGCGCAGGCGGAACAATGCGTGGTCTTAACGTTAAGAATGCTCGACCTGATATTGTTATTTGTGATGATGCGCAAACTAAAGAAAACGCAATGTCGCCAACTCAGTCTGCTCAGTTTAAAGAGTGGTTTTATTCTACTCTTAAATTTGTTCGTGACCCAATGCAATGTTCTTATATTTATATTGGGAACATGTATAAAGCTCCTAAAGATGTTAGAGGCAAATGGGGTTGCTTGCTTAGAGAACTTAAGGATTCTCCTGACTGGACTAGCTTTATTTCCGGTGCAATATTAGAAGATGGTAAGTCAATCTGGGAAGATTTATTTCCGATTAAAAACCTTCTTGCGGATTTACGCGAAGCAGTTCGTGCAGGTTTATCTGCTACGTTCTTCGCAGAGATTCAGAACGATCCAGATTGCGAAGCGTTATCTGGGTTTGATTTTAATAGTATTAAGATATTTGATCCTGAAATTCCAAGAACCTTGATAGGTAGATTCTGGATGATTGACCCATCTACTGGTGGGCCAGATTCAGATGATAACGTTATGCAACGTGTAAGTACCTATCAGGACAGTACAGTAGTATTAGATAAAAACTATTGTGATAAATATTCTCCTTCTCAGTGCGTTGAAATGGTCCTATCAGACTGTATTGAAGAGGGGACAAGATTGGTAACTGCTGAAAGCGTAGCGTATCAATCTACTTTATTACATTGGTTCGAAGTAAAATCCTTAGAGAAGAATATTCCTCCTGGGACAATTTACTTTGAGAAGGTATCAACTGGCGGCCTTAATAAGAACTTAAGGATTACAAACTTCTTAAGAGACTTAGCTGCCGGAACATATGAAGTTCATCCTGACTTGTATGAAATCTTGATACTTAAGATTTCTCAGTTTGACCCGCTTAAGAATAATAAGCTTGATGACTTCTTAGATTGTTGTGCTCAAACTCCGAGAATCATCCAACAGTACCCTGATAAGATGTTGCATTCTTACATAACAACTCTTAGAGAGGACGAGGAAGATGGAGAAGATTACGACTCAGAAGAATATCAAGTTTTCTAGGAGAGACTAATGGCAGCTATACCAATTAAGATTAGCGATAAAGCTCAAAAAGCTATCTTAACTTTCTCCAACTCTATTATGGGAAGGATGAAATTAAGAACACCTCGGCGCGATCGAATGGAACTTATCGACCGTAAGTATTATATGGAACATTCGCAGAGAGCTAAGAAAAAAAACCTTAAAGGAAAGTTAGACCCTACTGTAACTCCTACAGTTATTTCACATACTGAGACTGCTGTGACTCAGTTATGTGATACTTTCCTTTCTGGGTACCCTATCTTTGCCCCGTTAACGTCGCCTGATAATCAACAGCATCAGGATGCTTTGGTGGCTTGCTTTGCTAAGCAAGAAAAAGAATGGGGATGGAGAGCTAACTTAGTTGATTTCTTCCGCGACTGTGTTAAGTATAACTTAGCGTTTGTTGAAACTGACTGGGCAACTCGTAAAGTAAACGGGCTTAGTGCAGAAGATGGGATCCCGATTGTCAATCAGTCCGAAGTTACGGGCAATCGCCTTAAAAGGTTAGACCCATATAATACTTTCTATGATGAAAGTGTTAGTGCTGATGAACTGCACACTTACGGTCAGTACGCTGGATATGTAGAGCGCATGACTGAAACTAAGTTAAAGATGATTCTCGATAACTTAGATGAAGGAGAGGATACTGTAATTAATAAAGACAAAGTCTTTGATTGCGGTAGCGCTTCTAATAACTTTTATTTCGTTCCTGAGATTCTCGATGAGAGTATGAGAAACGATGCAGATAATACTTGGGAAGGTTACTTTGGCCTTACTGAGGAATTATCTGAAGACAAAGAAAACAGTCTTAAATCTCTGTACGAAGTTACCACTTTGTATGTTCGTGTGGAGCCGAATAAGTTGGGATTAAAAATCCCAGCCGAAGATAAAGTTCAAATTTTTAAAATAGTAATGGTGAATTATAAAGTAGTAGTCTCTGTAAAACTGCTTAATAATATTCACAGTTACTTGCCAATCTTAGCTGCCTCAGTTCAGGAGTCTAAGTTAAAATCACAAGCCAAGTCTATGGCGGAGATGATTATCCCGTTACAAGATTTGGTAACTGACATGCATACCGCGCGACTGGCGGGTATTAAGCGTGCAGTATCGGACCGTATCGTATATGATCCTAAGTATATTCGACCGGCGGATATTAATTCCCCTAATCCTGCAAGTAAGATTGCAGTTCGTAACCGAGGGCAGGACACCCCGTTACAAAGTTTAATTTACCAAATTCCTTACCGCGACGACAGTGCTCAGTTTTTAATTAATGAGGCTGGGATTGTGGAAGGTTATGGTAATAGAATTACTGGGCAGAACCCTGCGGCACAAGGTCAACATATTCCTGGAAATAAAACAGTTCAGGAATTTTCAACTATTATGGCCAATGCGTCTTCAAGAACAATTATCATGTCGATAGTTCTTGAAGCGGGTATCTTCTCTCCTTTGAAACTTATGGTACTTAATAATACTGTGCAGTATCAGGAGCAAGAAAAATACTACGACACAGACACTCGTAGGTCTTTGGATTATAATCCTATTGATATTCGTAGAATATCTTGGGATTTTGATGTGGCAGATGGAAGCTTGCCGATAAGTAAGTTAGCAAATACCGAGTCATGGCTACAGTTGTTAGGTTACATGACTCAGATTCCAGAACTTGCTCAGCAGTATAAAGTAGCGCAAGTGTTCTCTTATGTATTTAAGTTATTAGGTGTTCGAGGTATGAGCGCATTTGAGAAAACACAAGAAGAATTATTAGCCGAGCAGCAGCAACAACTTGCGTTAGCTCAGGCACAATCGGGCAACTCTCCGGGAGGAAATGATGGACAAGGTTAAAGGCTTAGTTCTTACGCAAGAACAAGTCGAAGCAATTAAAGAGGAGATTGATGTTAGAGTTAATGAGCTAGTATTACTAATCCCAGATTACAATGCTCCGCTCAAGTTTATTACTGACTTCTCTAATCTTCAATCTGAGATTACCGCTTTTAGAAAACTTCTTGATAACCACTCAGACGCATTAGATGTATTAATAGCGTCAGCAGAAAACGAGGATGATGCAAATGAATAAGTTCTTAACTAACTTCCAACGTACTGGCGCAATGTTCCCGGTAGCGAACAATATGTTCTCTGACTGGTGGAACGGCGGAAGTAAAGAAGCCCCAGCTAACCAAAATGCTGGAACTCAACCTTCCGACGAAAGTAAACAACAGTCGCAAGGTTCTTCTCAAATGGCCGTAGCTATTGAAAATGCTAACGACTCAGATAAGCCAGAAAACATCTGGGAAGAGAAGAAAGATGATAAGGGCAATCCTATCACTCCCGCTCAGCAAAAAGCAATGTTCGAAGACTTGAACATTGAAACTACCAATGACATTGCCAGCAAAGTTAATTTCATCTCTGAAGAAGATAGCGCAATGATTGCTGCTATTGTTGGCGATGACCCGGAAAAACAAAAAGCAATGAGCAATATGCTTAACCTTATGGCACAGCGCTCCTTTGCTCAATCAACTCTTACTACTGCAAAAGGGTTGGGGCAAGAAGTAAGTAATAGTCTTAACGATGATAGTCGTGTTCGTAAAGCAGTGGATGAAGAACTTAAGATGTCGGCGATGGTAGACCAGTTCCCTATGGCTAAAGACCCGACAACTAAGCCAATCTTTTTAACGATTGCTAAACAGGTTATGAAGCAATATCCTGAAGCAGACCGTCAAAAGGTTATGGATATTACGCAGAAGCAACTCGATAACCTTATTAAAATCGGTTCTGGGGGAACAACTACCCAAACTGAAAAAGCGGAAACAGCTAAAGATCCTTCCTGGGATAATTTCTTTGCTGAAGCTGGCCGCTAAGTTTTACGTGTAACAGACATCCTTTATTAACGGAGAATTAACATGGCAAGTCCTATCGTATTTGATACGCGTTTCCAACTTCAGGAAAACGTTAAACGTTCCTTTGCGGCGAACTTAGTTCGTTACGCTCCTTTTGGTACTGCTCCGCTGTTCGCCCTGACGAACATGGTTGGAACCAAAAAAGCTATCGCTCCGGAACACGGCTATTTCACTAAAGAAATGGTTTATCCGCAAGCGGTAGTAACTGCCGCTGTAACTGCTGCTGCGACAACTATTGTCGTAGATAACATTGACTACTTCCTTCCGGGGCAAGTATTCAAAGTATTTTCTACCGGCGAAAACATCGCGATTAACACTATTGCAGAAGTTGATGGTAACTTTGCAATTACTGTAACTCGTGAATTCGGTGAAGTCCCGGCTGCTCCGATTGCTGCTGATGCGCTGATTTACCAAATCGGTACTGCGTTCGAAGAAGCATCTCTGCGTCCGCAAGCTCTTAACATCCAGCCTGCGTACATCCGTAACTTTACACAAATCTTCCGTAACAGCTGGGGCATTTCCGCAACTGTTGATGCAACGGAAAACGAAGTAGGTAACGGTGAACGCGCTGAAAACCGTACCGACTGTGGTATTCTTCACAGTCTCGATATTGAGAAAACTCTTCTGTTTGGTCAGAAGTCTATCGGTACCCGTAACAATCAGGTTATTCGTACTGCTGACGGTCTCGAATCTGTTATTCGCCAGTATGCTCCGGGTAACATTAGCACTGCTGGTGCGACTACCAGTTATGACCAGCTGGAAGCTATGCTGGATTCAGTGTTTAACGTTGTTACTGACGTTAAAGTTGCTAACGAACGTGTTCTGTTTGTCGGAGCAACTGCTAACAAAGTTATTAACAAAATCGGTCGTAACTCTGGACAGTACCAGATTATTGATGGCGCTACTAACTTTGGCGTGCAGTTCAAAACCTTTAAAATCTCACGCGGCCAGTTCCGTATTATTGAGCATCCGCTCTTTAATACTAACCCGCTGTTGAGTCAGATGGCTATGGCGGTTGACCTTAGCTCGTTTGATACTCCGTACCTGCGTAAGACTTCCCACAAAGGTTACGGTCTTAACGGTGAAGAAGCGCCGGATGGCGGTATCGATGCAATCGGTGGAACGCTGACAACTGAGTTGACTACTCAGATCACTAACCCGTCGGCTAACGCCATTATTTACGGTCTGACTGACGCCGCTCCTGCACCTTAATAGTATTGGGGAAGAAATTCCCCAGTTCTTTTATTAGGAGAAGTTATGGAATTCCCAGACGAAGTAATGGAAGTTGTAGATTATCAGCCTAAAGTTGATAAGATTTACAACAACCCAAGTATTGCTGATGCAGATGTTGATAAAGAAATTTTCAGCAATAACTATGTTAAAACTGGGCCTATCAGTTGTATTAATACTGATAGAGAATCTACTACAGATGCAAGTAACGTTAACGCCTGTAACCTTAACGCCTCAATGGTATATCGTACTGAACTGGAAGATAAGTTACAGGACGAAGATACCCTTGCAACTGTAACCCGAACAACCGCAGGTATCTCAACTCATATGGCTAAAATGTTAGGAGCAACAATTGTTCCTGACCCTGACGCGCCAGTTGATCCTGAACCTGAAGATTAATATTAAGGAAACAAAATGTCTGTTATCCGTAAAACTAATACCGAAGAAAAGAAACCCATTACTCACAAAGAAGTAGTGGAACTCGTAGCCGCTAATCTCAAAGTTGACCCTAAAGCGGTTAACTTTATTAGTCCTCACGAAAATTCTCGTTTTGTTTTCCGTAACGGCAAATCTGTTTCATTTGCTAAGTGTGTATTTAACACTACTGATGAAACTCAAATTGCCGAACTCCGTGCGGCAGTTAAAACTTCTGGAACCATTCGTGAGCATATTCCGGAAGAAGTTAAGAAGGAAGAAACTAAGCAGGAAGAAGTTAAGCCAACTGCTGGTAACACTGCACCAGGGTTAAATACTAAGTAATAATGTTAGACGCTGCGATAGGCTTAATAACTTGTCGCGGCGTCTGCATGAACTCTTTCGCAAGACGGCAGCATCACATAACATTAAGAATACAAAAAGAAGTTGACAAAATTTTCGAAGAAAATTTTACATACTTTTTGGATTCGGTTATGTGATAGACTGTCGGCTGCCGAAAGATTTTATGAGCCGGACAAGTGAGGTAATTATGTTATTAGATGAAATTGTCAATAACATCCATATGATAACTAAAAGGCCTGACCAACGGCCCATGACAATTTTAGCTATCAAGGATGCTCTTCAAAGATTGCATAATACTGGAGAGTTAGTAAGAGATTTGAAATACGCTACGTTATCTCTACCTGCATTAACAGGTAAGGCAACTCAACAAATGTTAGACTTGCCTGCGGATTATCGTAAGATGTCTAGCGTATTTCGTCATACAGAAAATAGCGCGCATCTTTATGGAGAAGGAAAGTTGTTTCTTACCGCTCCAGAAAATGTGCGCAATTTTTTATCTTGTGGAAATCCTTGCTATCATATTGTTGGCAAGCAAATCGTAGTTTTCGATTATGTTCCATTTGATCAGGTTGTAATACAGTATTACAAGCGCTGTATCCTAACTCAGACGTTTATACAAGAAGATTGGATTATTGATGATTATAACGAAATGTTTACTCATCTTGCCGCTTCTATTGTATTTGCGAATCTGCGTAACGTTGAAGCGTGTAACCTCCATCTTCGCGATTACCAACTCGCTCGCGAAGGGTTCCTCTTAAATGAGTTAGAGGATGGCAACGCAACTGATTTATCAGTTGTAGATAATTCATGGGTGGGTAGTCATGGCTAAGGATTATACTAAAAGTCCCGTATTTGCATTAAGCGAATTTCCGCCTGATGCCTTATTAGTTTCTCAAGGCCCTGCTGTAATGCGTCTTATTATGGACAGGATGAACAATGTTATTCAGGACTTGTACACTCAGGCCATTAAAGTAGGGCATATTGTTCCGTGGTTTTGGGAAGATATTCCTGATGGAGCTTTAGAGTGTAATGGGCAACAGTATGATACTGTTAAGTATTCACAACTGTTTAATCTTCTTAAAACCGACAGAGTGCCAGATTTAAGAGGTAAGTTTATTAGAGGTTGGGCGAACGGGGATGACGAATATGACCCAGATTTTAACCGTGCTCTAGCAAGTATTCAAGGTCACGCCATTGCTAAACATAGCCACGGCACCCCAATTTCTAGAACTTTTGCCCCAACTGCTTGGATAGAACGAAGGGACGGAAGTGGAGGCCCGGCATTTCTGAATTCATCAGGGCAGACGGATGAAACTGGAGGAACAGAGACAAGGCCAGTTAACATTGCAGCTAAGTATATTATTTTTGCAATTGGGACTGACAGACTTGTAGACGGTTCAACTCAGTTAGGTTCCATTCAAGTAACCCCAGATGTTATTTTAGGGGTTACTGGTCAAACTGGAACTTTAACTGTAACTCCTGTCCCTGCTGGGGTAACATTTGGTCCGGTAACTTTTACCTCTTCTGACCCAACTATTGTTACTGTTACCAGTTCCGGACTTTACACTTTAGTCGCAAATGGAACTGCGGTAATAAGTATTCAGGATACTAATAGTGGAATGACTCGAACTATCTCTGTTACGGTTTACACTAAGATAGAAGATATCGATGTAACATTCCCTGCAACTATGCGTCCGAACTCTTCTGCGTATCCTATTATCACAACAATCCCGGCTGGAATTTCTCATAGCTTATCCTATGAAGTATTAGATTTAAACGGGGATGTTTCAACATTAGCATGGGTTAGTCCTGATGGACGAGTAACTTCTTATGCTGATGAAGGTCCAGCAGTGTTAGTAGTTACTGCTACTGACCGTGGCGGGAACACTGTAAGAAAAGAGATTCCGTTCAACATTGCGATTCAAAACATTCTGCAAACTATCTCTCTAAGTATTGCGGATGAAATTCCTGTAGGTACTCAGGCTATGCCTCAGTTAGTTGTTAACCCTACAGGTATTCAGGTTCTAACTGAATACGAAGTAATCTATGACCCTGTGTTTGGAACAACTGTTGCAGTAGCCGATAAAGCTAGTGGGCAAGTTACAGGGTTGTATGCTAATGCTTCTGCAACATTGAAAGTAACAGTTCGAGATTTACAAGGAAACTCACGGATAGCATATGCTCCGTTTGTCGTAACTAACTCTAACTGGTTTGTTGAGAAAGTTTACTGCCGTATGGATATTGTAGGAACAACAACAGTATTTAGTAACGGCCAGCAGTTTAAAGTTACTGTTACAGATAAACTGGGAGTCATGGATTTCCAAAATATCTCTACAGAACATCTTACCGGATACAGCACTAACGCAACTCTGGTATCGACTGTTAAATCTGTACACTCCATTGAGTACACTCTGGAGTTTAAACCTAATACTCCTGCCGGAACTTTGCTTCAACTTGATTGGCTGCCTACTGAAAATAACACTAATCCTAGTGATACTGGTTGGCCGACTACTGGCGACCCGGTAGAATATTGTCAGTGCCGCAACTGGAAAGCTGTAAGTAACGGCGTTAACAGTATTGGGGTTCCGAAATTAAAACTTACGTATGTCAACGGATATGATGTATACAATGGGGTGTTTAAAGAAGCTATTATTATCGATGAAAACAACTTCTTAGACTTCACTGCTAACCACGGCTCTAACTCTATTACAGCTATTGGGGTTCAGAACGGCGGGCAGGAAGTTATCTCGGCTAACATGGTTAGGGTTCCTAGACTGTACTTTACTCAGGGAACTCCGGTAGGAACAACTGGCGGTATTCGTTGGGCGTCTGTTCTTAACCCTAGTTATTATATCGAAGATTTCGGTATGACTTCTTTGGGGGATGCGCCTAACTTTGTTATTGAGTTTAATACTGTCGATAATGCAACGTTCAGAAGTCAAGTAACTACGACTACTGGCGATGCTAAAGACCCAGTTAAAGACAGAGTTTATCAGGTAAGGATTCGTGACCTTAACGGAGTGACTGACTTCACAACCTTGCAAACTCCTAATGACTGGAACACATTCCAGTTTAACAATACTTATCGTTCGGGGAATATGACAGTAACTGCCAGTTCCATTATATTTGAAATCCGGATGAATAAGGGAGTTGTTGTGGGAGGTTCTGGTGGAATTCGTTGGACTCCTAATATCCTAACTGATATTTCTTCTTCTGGAATTATTTCTGATGGAGAAACTTTAGTTGATGTTGATGTTCTGATTCTTAACGACAACTTTGCAGTTACAGCTTATAATACTCAACGGATTCCAATTCTTGTTGGTAGTCCTACCGGTAAGTATCCTATGACATCTGCTAACCTTATTACAGGTAATGCGAATGTTAGTATTATTGCCAGCAATAAAGCCCCAATAACTGTTAATGGTAAACCTTATCTTCCTGCATTCTTGCAGTTAAATTCTGCTGCAATTGGTCCACAGTCTGTTGTTGTAAGATATGATTCTTCTGACACTTATAGTGATGAAGTTATTATAACTGGCGCAGGCAACCTGCCTAGTGGGACAAACAGGAATACTAACGGTTTGGTTCTTAATATTATTAGTCAGTTTGTTTCTGTCGAAGCCAAGTGCTCATTTACTGTGGCTAATATTTCGGGAGTTCAGGTGATTAATATTGATTTGTTTGGGGATGCTGGTATTACAGTTAAGCCTGGGACTTCAAGTATTGTTGGAGTTTCTGGAACATTTACTGCTGTTGCTACTGGAGTTCCAAGAAGTGCGACAGTTTATGCTATTCCTGCTGACGGCGTATATAGTCTTACTTCGGCTAATGCCCTTCTAGCTTTAATAGGAGGTTAATTGTGGCCACAGTTAATGTGTACTCAAAACCTAATATTACATTGACGGGGATAACTTCCCCGCTTAATGTGGGAACTCCAGTTAACTTTACGGTTAATTCGGATTCTGAAAACTTCTCTTTCATAAATGAAAATGGGACATTTATTTATGATTCAGCGGTCATGTCGCTAGGGAATATCAGTTACTTAGCTAATACAATTACTGGAGTTTTAACTCCTTTAATTGCTGGAAGTGATTTTAGCTTTAAGTGGGTATCTTCTCAGAAGTGGATTGGTATTGATTCTAATACTGTTACTTTTGATATAGAAGATAATTCGGAACCAAGTAGGGACGCCGAAGTAGGATTTGGGTTAGGGATAATCAATGGGGTACAGCAAACAGATTGTATTATTGCAGGTCAAACTGGGGCAGGGCAGACTAGTCTTGTATATGGTCCTGCGATTCCTGGTTCAGGGACTCCATTAATTAAGTTGCTATTCCAGGAAGATTTCATTGCAGGCTCAACTAACTTAACTGCTTTGATAAGTAGGATAAGTAGTACTTACTTAGTAGAAGCAGTTAATAAAGATACTCAGGTGAGATACCCTGGAGGAGTAGGGTCCGGAGGAAGTGTAGGGTCCAACTATTTCAGAATTAACTGCGTAGGAACTCCAGTTCCCTATAACTATATTAATGATGCCTGTACACTGGCAAGAACTGCGGGGCCATTTTTAGAGATTGCTAAGAGTGGCTCAACTAATCCTCTTCCAGTTGGAACATACCAATTGTTCTTAACTAGAAAAGACACTAATGTTATAGCGAATAATCCTTTCGAATTCACTGTAACTGTTAACCCATAACAAAGAGGCGGCAATGGCTACTAACCAAATACGTGTTAACCTTGCCGCCGATACCTTTCCTTTATTGCTGGACGAAAGTGGAAGAAGTATTATCGTTCAGAGTAGAGCAGAGGCGGCGGTAACTCAAACTTCTCCTAACTCACAAAGGAACCAATCTTCGATTCCCATCCCAATGTATGTTGCGAACTATCTTCCAACATCTATGGGGTACCAATCTGTAACTTATAATAAAGATTTAGTCCCGACAGCCTTGCCGACGAGACTGAACAAAAATGCAACTATTTATGAGTTAGTATCTGACGACGGTATTAAATCTCATTTAATAGGTAATACTGATGGGGTATACTTAAGGGACGGTAATAACAAAAGATGGAAAAAGATTAATCCAAGTGGAAGGACAATCTCAGAAAGTAACACGGTAACAACTGCAACTGTCCAGGGAAAAACATATATTTGTATCCAGTTGATTGGCGTATTCTTATATGACCCTCAGGCAGTAGATTTAATCCCTGTGGAGTTGGATGGATTAGTTACTTCGCAGTTGGTAGGTATTGTTGGTGTAGGTAGCTATCTTATTGCTTATGACCTTAATACTATCTACTGGTCTTCTGTTCTAACTCCGACTGACTTTGTTCCTGATTTAATTACTGGAGCAGGCAGTACTAAAGTAAGTTATGTTAAGTCGGATATTATTACTTGCCTCTCCAGTAAGAATGGTATGGTTATCTATACTACGTCTGGGGCGGTATCAGCTCAGCTAACGGGGGATATGAATAACCCTCTATTATATGTTGAGTTGCAAGGGTTCCCAGGGATTGATTCTTATTTTGACTTGTCAATTCCTAAACGAAACGAAGATCATTATGCATTAACTAAGACTGGCATATATCGTATTAACTTGCAGAATGCTGTGCCAGTATTCCCGGAAGTATCCCAGTTTATTAGGGGTAAAGCTGTACAAGAGTATATCCATAATCAGGATATCTCTATTGCAGGGGAACTTAAGTTAACTTATTCGGATGAAGTTTTAGATGTTAAACTTCGAACGTTGTATAATGATTATTTCCTTATTTCGTATAGCACTTATCGAGATTTGTACCATAAGCATCTATTAGTTTATGATGCTAAGCTGGACAGATGGGGAAAGCTAAACATCAGTCATATCGATATATTGGATTATATAACTCTTTCTGAGTTCTTTAATATTCGGCATGACGAACTTCCGCAAGAACATAACAGTATGTTGCCTCCAGTTAAAGGTAACACTCCTAAGAATACTCCTCTTAAGGATAGGGAGTATTCTAGCTTTAAAGCTTTCCGAGAAAACGATACTGACGAGTCAGCCGTACTAGGCTTGTTAAGCAGTTTCGGAGAGTTTATAACAGCTCATACTTCCACCAGAAAAATTATTGATGGTGAGCAAGTTGAGTACATGGATGTGGAAACTATTCCAGTTATGATATTAGGCGACTATGCTTCATCTCGTAAACGGCATACTTTCATCGACCAGATAACTATAGATGATTTAAAAGAAGACTCTAAAGTTATTATGGAGACTAGAATCGAGAAGAATACTCCTCCTATTTTTACTCGGTTTATTAATATTGAAGGAGGAGATTCATCTGATTATTTTGAAAATATAACTGGAAGGATTCACAGACTGCATCTTATTGGACAAGGTTCTTTATCAACAATCGTGGTTTCATCTATACAAGAGGGAGAAGTGTAGTGGAAAAAATTACTTTATCACTTCCCTCAAGTCCTACTACTCAGGACCCTGTCATGAGAGAAGAATTAACTCGTTTATATAACCAACTTAAAAAGATGGTTGATGCGAACAATGCTCTCATTGATGAGGTTAACGATCTTAAGAGGAAGGTTGATGGGAGTTAAAGCTGAAATCGCAGAGACAGTAACGCAAGTTGCGTCGACCCGATTAACTCACTCTTTAGGTATTACCACATTTTTGGCGGGAATGTGGAATGAGTGGGGATTTGCGGGAATGACAATTGATAAATTTGCAATACTCTCTGGGGCCATCATAACGATTCTTGTTGGGATTGTTACGATATATGTTAAGCTTAGCGAATCGAGAAAGCGTAAACAACTTTTTGATTTAGCTATGAAACGTTACAGTACGACAGGGGATGTAGGGGACATTCCTAAGGAGTTATTGAATGGCTCTAAAGACTAGTATTAAGATAGCGAAGTATTGTAGCTTGCCAGCTTTAATGGCGGCTGTCGGAGTTTATCTCAGTACTGGAGAATTTGAAACCAGATTAACTCAAGAGGATATTAAGTTAATCGTAGATGAAGAAGGTTGTAGATTGCAACCTTACTATTGCACCCAAGGAGTTTTAACTAATGGAGTAGGTCATACTTCTGGAGAAGTTAATAAGCAAATCACGGAAGAGCAAGCAGCCAAATGGCTTGTTGAAGATTTGCAAGAATGGGAAGAGTGCGTAGTTAAATACTTCAATGGTAAGAATGCTCCTAAGTATGTTTACGGAGCATTAGTTTCTATTGCCCACAATACAGGATGCAGAAGGCTAAGGATTCAGCAGGGTAAAGAAACTCAAATCATGAAGTTTGCAAATCAAGGTAACTGGAAAGCAGTTTGTGGGCAGTTTAATAGCTGGGCCAAACAAAAGGAACTTAAGCCACGAAGGGCAAGAGAAACTGCTTATTGTATGAAAGGGATATGACAATTGAACAAGGATGTTCAGGAGTTTAAAATGAAACAAACTTATGCCATAGTATTTCTAATTATCCTATCAATCTTTCTTGGGTATAAGTTTGTATCATACCGAGAAAGAATTCATAATCTTAAAGATGAAATAGCCCAACTTGAAAAATCTAATTTATCTTTGCAAGAACAAGCAGATAAACAAGATAAAGCAAGAGCTACCATCAATACTAAGACTAAGGTAATCTATGAGATTATTGAAAAAGAAATTGGCACTTGTGACAATGAGCCTATTGGTAATGAGTTCATTAACGGGTTGCGTCAAATCAACTAGTATTCTTTTAACTGAATGTCCTGATATGTCTAATAGACTTAAGGAGGGGATGACTGTAAAAGAATTTAAAAAATTCTCAACTGACTTATACGCTGAATACAACTTATGTCGTAATCAGGTTAATAACGCGCGCAATAAACTGCGAGGTAAATAACATGGCATGGTTTGCTAAAGGTTCTGGAAGTGTTGGAGGGAGTAATAGTAAAAGCTCTACTAACTCTTCCTCAACTTCTACAACCGATTCAAACTCTACAACTCGTCAAGGTACTACGTTAGGCAATGAAACTATTCAGGCCTTACTTGCTACCTTAGGGACTAACCTTACTAACACTCTTGGGGATGCTACTTTTTCAAGAGGCGCGGCTATCGAAGATAGTGCAGCCGCAATGCAAGCAGCTGTGCAAAGCGCAATCCAAACTGGAATTGGCGGAGTTAACAGTGGACAGTTAGGAACTGGCGCTTACAACTCTACTACTCGTGGGCTGTTAGCTGATAACTTATCAGCAGAAGCGGCAGCAAGAGGGGCCGCAGTAACTCAACAAACTATCCAGGATTATGCTGGGATTGCTAACATGAATCAGAATACTGCGATTCAAGCGTTACTGTCTACGCTTGGTATTGACCAGTCTTCTCTTTCTAATACTGCTTCCACTTCAACTACTAAGGCTTCTTCTCAGAGTAGTAGCAAGTCTAGTAGTGTTAACTGGAATGCTGCAACTGAAGGGGGATGGAAATAATATGGCAACTCGCGACGCACTAGAACAAGCTTTAGGTTCTGGTCAGTTGCTCAGCTTAACAAATCGTGCAGTTAAGGCAGACCAGAATCTTAACGCAGCTCAGGCTGATATTCAGGTCCGTAACTTAGAGCATGATGTAGCTTTGGCAGGGAACGCCAAAGTTGCAGCTGATGCAAACCAGAATGCTATTACCCAGACCGCTGCTATCACTAACCAGATTATCCAGAAACAAAAGGAGCTTGAAGAAGCAGACTCTGGCAACAAAGCATATCGAGCATTGTATGCAATTCCGTTGCTCAATATGATTCCTATGGCAATCGATTCTAATATCGAAACTAAACGGGAAGAAATTGCACAGTTGCAGGAAACGTTAACTACGATGAACGCTGCAACTACAACTCAGGATAATAACTTAACTTTACAACAGAAGGCAACTGAGTTGCAGAAGGCAGTTTCTACTGAACAATATATCAGAGCCTTTCAGGAGAAACAAAATGCTAACTCTGAGATTGCTGGGGCTGACCAAAACTTTAAGTTTCTTCAATCTCGTTTGGGAGTTGAAACTGAGAAACTTAGACAAGCCCAGATTACTCAATCAATGGGTCTTGCTGCAAGACAGGAAGCGCGAGCAGTTCAGGAAAATGCAGCACGGCAAAGGCTTCTTATATTACAAGGGGACCAGGCACAAGCGGAACTTGATTCGTTTAAACAGAACAAGGAGCAGGTAGCTAACGTTATCGATAGTTTCAACAAGTCTACTGGAGCTACGTTAGACGAGGCAACATTCCGAGCATTGCCGACTGATAAACAAAACTTTATCGTCCAATCTCAAACAGGGTTGTTGAGGGATGGTGAAGATATGTATGCTATGTGGAGAGCACAAGGATTCACGGATGATAGCATTAACTTAATTCCTACTGGTATGCGTGACCAAATTCGCTCTAGAATTAATTACGCGAACAAAGTAGAACGAGATTACTATACTTCTCAATCTGCAACTGACCCAGCAGGTATTCGTGTTCGGGACCAATTGCAAATGCAGTTTGGCGAAGTTGATCCTAAAACTGGCGCACCTACTGGACGCGTAGACTTTAATAAAGTTAACGCTAACTATCAAGAAACAACTTCTATGGATATTGCTGATTCTGCTGGGCAATCTTTCATGATGAATCAGGATAGTAATACCAGCAGAGAAGTAGTTCAAACTATGACTAATCAGAATAAACTTCCTAAGACGTTTACTGATTTAGTTGTGGAGACTGCGACAACTTCATTAGGCTTGGGTAATACTGAATCTAATACAGTTAGCACTTTAACTGAAGTTGTTGAAAAGGCATTAGCAGAACAGAAAGCCAGAAGTTCTGAACTTGGAATTTCTGCACTTGCTCCGCTTATGGGGTCTTACCAGTCCCCTACTTTATATGGTATGTCGAGCGAGACTGTTAATATTCCTTTAACTGATTCGTTTGGAAATATTAATCGCGTTAACCTTAAACAGTTAGTACGTGGAACCAAAGCTCAATTGTCTTCTCGTTCTAATGCTACAGCAATATCTGGTAATGCTTCTAGTTTCCAGATTCTTGAAAACTATCGTAACCAGCAGAACGGTCTTAACACTAATGTTAACTCTGCAAGAGACAGTAATGAACGTGCTATTACTGCGGACCAGAACAGTAATGCTAACGCGTTGGATAACCTTAACCAGTAGCTTACGTAGAGCTGCGGCGTCTGTATGGACTTTCGCAGCAAGAGCTATTTAACAGGAAAGATTAAAGAATCGAAAGAGAAGTTGCGAAAAATTTAGCGCAGCGTTAGCGAGCAGAAATTTTTCGTATACTCTTTCGATTCGCTTTCCTGTTAAGCTCGTTGCGAATAGCGAAAGTCTTTAGCCGCAAACGGAGATATATTATGTCTATGATGAATCTGGAAGAACAAGCTAACCGTAGAGCGCAACAACGTGAAATTCGTAGAAGCTCGTTAGTTAACTCTAATCCTCTTATTCGTAATGCTATTCTTGACGATGATCAAGAATCTGGTTGGTTGCAGAATACCTGGAACGGCGTAATCAATGGGGTCCCAGCAGTAGCAGCAGCCGCAACTTTATCTTTTGTTAACACTGGTATCTCATTAGGTAACGCCTTTGGGGCAGATATAGAAGAGATTAAGACTGATGATGCCTTACGCTCATTAGGTTTAGAATCTTCTGCAAACTATTATAATAAACATTCTGAAGGCGTTGAAGCGATTGGCTTTATTGCGGGCGCAATTGGCGGCGGAGGGCTTGCCATTAAAGGCTTGCGGGCGCTTCAAAAAGGATATGCAATTAGTAGCTCAAACCGATTCATATCAGGCTTAGGGCGCCTTGCTAATGCGCCTGATGAGGTTATGGCGGCGGCAAACCAAATCAGAACTGGCGCCGCTCCTGCAAAAGTATTAACATCTAATAATATTCAATTGTTAGGTAGAACAGTTGGGCAGTATTCTTTAGAAGGCGCAGCAGCATCCTATGTTCCTCTGCTAACTCAAAACAATTCTCCTTTCCTTAACAAGAATGACTTAGGTTATTTTGATAGTGTTAAAGCTAACTTTAAAGATTCGACTGTTGATGCATTCTTAATCTCCCCAGTTTTTGGGGCGCTGGGCGGAGTGTTTAGCGCAGGTAGATTACGTAAAGCAGTTAAAGAAGTTCGCGGTGCCGAACAATCTACTCTGTCAGAATTTGTAGACCCGATTGCTAAATCGATGTACTCAACTGAAGGTGACGTTGTTTCTGCAACTTCTCGCGAGCACAGTAAGATTAGTGAACGTATTGCAACTTTCGAACAGCAGAACGTTGATGGCATTATTTCTGAAACGGATTCATCTTTAACTTTACCTGCGTTGAAAAGATTGCAGCAGCGCGTTAAAATTGAACACGAGAAAGCACTGCAAAATCTTGTTAAATCGGATGATGCAGATATTAAACAAGTTGTATCTCAGTGGGGACAAGATGCTAATATCAATATTAGCGGGGATTTATTTGCCGGAGCTAAGTCAGTAACTCGTGTAGCTCCTGCTAAACCTACTGCGTTACCTGAAAGGGTAGGTTTATTAGATGATGTCGCAGAAGACTTAAAAGGTTTAGACGACACTGTAACAACTGAAAACGTTTTAGATATTTTACACGGAAATAAAGGATTCCGTTCTGAAGTTTACAAGCAAGCAGCAAGAGAGATGGATATTATCAACTCTGCTGAAAACAAGTTTGCGAGTCAAATCTTGTTTAAAGATACTCAAGGATTGGGTGCGGATAAAATTGCAAAACATATGCAAAGAATGGAAGCAGCGGATAGAGAACTTAACCCTGCAATCTGGCAAGAAGCAGATGCTTTATTGGGTAAATATCGTGGGAAGGATTTGTCGAAGCTTAGTAAGGCAGAGCGTTTAAAATACACTGCTGAACGGGCGGAGTACATGTCTTTAACTTCTATCCCTAATCAGTTTCAACGAGTTGTCGCCTCAGCATTAGGTAAAGAAGGAGTTAAAGTCACCCGTAAATATAGCGACTTATTCGGATTCTTTTCTTCTAATGGGCATACTGCAAAGTACGTTAATGGTAATAGTCTTTTTGTCGATACTCTTACTGGTAACACTTTTGTTGAAAATGTTCTTCCTACTGTTGGCGACTATGGGGCTGTTAAACTTACTCGTAGTCTTACAGGTAAACAAGTTCTTAAGTTTGGCAATTACTCTACTGAGGCTGGATTAGGAACATATACCCCTGCAACAGTTAAAAACTTTTCAAGTTTGGATTCTTTATCTGGTGCGGCCCGTGACAGAACTCTTCGCGAAATGAATACTTTTGCTATTGAGTCTGAGGCTAAATTTGTAGCCGCACAAATGGATTCCAGGTTTAACGTTACCAAAACGACTATCGGCAATCAGGACTTACCATATCTCGAACGCGCACTGACCGAGTTGCAGCAAAACCCTAACCTTCGTGCTAAGGTTGCAGAAATGGGTGAGCTAGATGCAACTCAATTAACTAACCACATTAAGGAAACTAAACAATCCTTAATTAATACTTATACTGACGAAGCCCTTCTTGGCAAAGCTAGCTGGAGTCAAGATCAGCTGGAACGTATGCTGCAAGTTGACCAGGAGTTTATTCTTTCTGGTAATGGTAACTTTATTGGCATGGCAAGAGATTTATCTAAACCACGTCACATTAAAGTTAACTATGGTATTAACTTAGCAGAAGAACTGCCAGATGCGGAAGCCCGTCTTGCATCGGTACGTAATGCAATTTCAGAGAATCATAAATTAGCTGGAGTTGCAGCAGCAAGAGAAGTGTCCCCAACATTTGCCGGAGTTATGAGTACCATCGAACAAAGTTTAGGTAAGATTGATACCGACCTAACTTCTGTTGCTCCTGGGTATCTCACAGCTTCTTATGCAGATTACGGAACTTTTGCTTCTCGAGTTAAGTACATCGGGGCGGCGTTGCATAAAGGTAAGTTAGAAACTCGCCAGAATGTAGCGTCCCAGATTATTCCTTTGGCAACTACTGTAGCTAAAAATCCTAAAGCATTGCAGGAAGCGAATGCTATTATTGAGCGTAGCCGTATGGGACTGTATCGTTCATCTGAAGACTTGCAAAATAACATCACATTATTCCTTAATGATGTTGCAGGTCAATTACCTTCTTCAAGTCAGCTTGGTAATATCTCCAAAGCATTAGGTAATATTTCTGAGAACCTCGCTAACAAAACTTCTAATGGAGCTTTGACTTCCTACATTTCTAAAGACTTGAGTGATGCAGTATCTACTCGAATCAATCAGGTTATCGAAACACTGGGGGAACTTAGTGTTGAGGGGGCTAACGTAGAACGTATTAACTCTAAGTTAGTTCGTCAGATGGCCACGTTTGAAAATGATTTGAACCAATCTTCTCGTTACTTTAACGATTTGATTCCTATTCATAGCCCGGAAGTTCTTAACTGGGTTAACGGGCACAAACAACTTAACTCTCAGTACATCAAAGGTAGAACTACTTTAGATAACGTTACTGGTAAAGTTAATACTTATGACCCGGAAACGTTATACTTAGGTAATCCTAGTATTGAAGGTAAGTTTGTGGCGTTTGTTGAAAGTCCTAACATCGTTCAGACTGGGACTAAACGACATATTCTTATTGCAGATTCTGCGGAAGAGCTTAATCAGCAAGTTAAAGTTGTTAACGAAAGTTACCCTGAATATGCTGTTTACACTTCTAAGGAACGTGAAGCGTATGCTCAGGCTAAAGCAAACTACGAAGGAGGCAGTTGGAATTTCGATCCTAACTTTAATGCTGAAATGCAACGTAAAGGAAGTGTTGGCAAGTTCACTCCTAGAACTGACAGGTCTGAATTAGAGGGAGCAACTAACTCTCTTATTGGCCGACACACTAAACTCTTAACTGATTCTGTAGAGACTTTCTTTGCAGAAGATATGGCAAGACTGGATGTTCTTGCTAGTCGTTTAGATAACCTCTATGGCGGACAAGTTGGTAATGGCAGTTCAGGTCTTAACTTTATGAAGAACAATCCTGCAAGAGCTACGCAGAATATTCTTCGTGACCGTTCTACTTCCAATGAGTTCCAGGAAATGGCAGAAGGATTTGTTAGTGGAACTATCGACAAAATTGGAAATGCTATTAAGTCTGTAACTACTGGTAAAACTAAATTAAGTGACCAGGACTTTGCAGACTTGCAAGAGATTACAACTCGTGCGGGCTATAACCATGCACCTGTTAAAGCTGTAAGTGAATTGGTTATGGAATCCAATCCTCCAACTGAAGCGGCTAAGAAATTAATCTCTGTAGTTAACGGAGCTGCTGTACTAACCATGCATCGTGCTGATACCTTCATGCCTATTCTTAACGCATTAGGTAACGTTGTAATGGGTAACGCTGAGTATTCAAGGATTATCAAATCAATCTCAAGTTCTGAGTTCCCGGATTGGGTAATTAAGAACCAAAGCAATATTGAGATTAGCCCAGCTAAAGCTTTGGCTTCTGCTATGGGAGACGTATTTGGAAACATGGACCAGTATCTAACTCGTTATGAATCTATGGGACTTAACGTTAGAGCAGCAGCATTGCATAAACAACTTCGCGAAGCCTTTGCTGAAGACTTTGGTAACTTCACAGTTAACAAGATTCAGGATACAATGGCTAAGTGGGGGGACTTCGTAAGTAAAGTTAACGGTTCGAATGCTATCGATGACTTTAACCGCGCAATAACCGCAAGGGTTGCAGACCGGTTAGCATTACAAACTGGTATTGCAGAAGGTTCGTTAGACCACAGAGCGTTCATTCATAACTTTGTATCTAACGTAGAAGGAACTGTTATTTCTTCCCAGCGTCCCCAGTTATTTAATGGGGTTGTTGGACAAGCAATCGGATTGTTCCAGAGTTACTCTTTGCATATGGGACAAAGCTTGTTCCGTAATCTTGCAGATGGTAATAAACGCTATGCTTTGCAAGTCCTGTCTATGAATGGTACGTTGTTTGGAGCTAACTCTCTTCCGGGATGGCAGCAAGTTAACCAACATCTTATTGACCGTTCTAACTCAGGAGGCTCTAACATTCAGGCTAATCTTAATGATGCGCTTGGAGCTGACTTAGGGGATTTAATTACTTACGGGAGTGTGAGTAATATTCTCCAGTTGGGAATCTATAACCGTGGTCGAATTGACTTGCCGTTTATTAATACTTTAGGTGGGGATGTATCAGAGAAACTTCCTGGTATTTCTATCTTAGGTAGAGCGGTGGGGGCAGTGGCAGATACTGGACGCAATCTTGCAATGAATGGATTCGATGGAAGTTATATGTTAGAAGGATTATCTATGATTGGCATAAACCGTCCAATCGCAGAACTTGCACAGATTGCACAAGGGTACACCTTAACTCGAAAAGGAAACGTTGGTATTTATAACCGCACTCAATCCTTTGAAGACTACGTTGACGATAAAGCTAACTGGGCTTCATTAGGTTGGAACATTATGGGCGCGGCTATGGGAGCTAAGAATCTTGATTCTTCTATTGCTCTTGACCAATACTACAAATCTTATGCTGCAACAGCATCTGTTAATGCTAAGTTGTCAGATATGGGAGCTGGGATTAAAGCAAGAGTTAGGGCTGGGGAACCTATTGGGCCGGAAGATATGGAACGCTTCATGACTCGTTATGTTTCATTAGGGAAAGATAAAAAGAACTTCGACCGCTGGATGATTAACCAGATGATGAGCGCTAAGGAAAGTCAGGTTAACTCTCTGTCTACTAAGCTAACTACTGCTGGAGGATTACAAATGCAGAGACTTATGGGCGGGAGTGATACTAATATTTATAACTCTTCTTTCTGGGAATAAAAAAAAAACCGGGCATGGAAGCCCGGCTTAATTTTTATTGTTCTTTCTGATTTTCAAAACTTACCGGCAACCCTTCGACATGAGGAAGTAAATCTCCCATCAGTCGAGTATGCAATATCCCAGAATATTCCTGCATTACTTTAATTTGTTGAAGCAGTCTTTCTCTTGCTGGTGGAGAAATCTTTAAAGAATACTCACTATTTAAATAAGCAGCAAGTCTATATATCTTATCATCTAATTTCCCCTTTTCGTTAGAGACTCTCTTAGTAGTAGCCTCTAACCATTTTCCACTATCCTTAAGCCATTGCGCCTCAATCTCCTTCCAGACGTAATCAAACAATTCCCTATTACTATTGGAAACTACAACATACTCTTTCCCGAAGTTATCCTGATTACAATGTTGAACCTTTGCCGCCAGTTCTTTTAAGGTATCGCGCTCTCCTGGAAATAACGCCTCTTCTATATCAGAAACTTTAATTATAATATAGCGTTCTTCACGTTTAAACTCTGACATTATCATACCCTCTATTACGTTAAGCGGCTAAGGACTTGCTTCGCCGCTGTACGCTAACACATAACCGAATATTCAAAAGATTCTCGAAGCCGCTACGCTAGACTTCTCGCACTACTTTTGTCTATTCTTAAAGTTATGTGTTTAGCTCTGCTTACCGAAGCGTCCATGTAGACGCCGCTACCACTCTACAATCCAGCGTGATACATCTCTGCACTCTTAGTGCTTAGCCAGTTATAGAATTCAACATCGTCTGGAACAGATGGATAAACTAAAGCTAAGTATTCATCCTTAAGCTGCCCCATAACTACGGCTCTTAATTCAGTTATCTCACTAATAGTTCTATCTTTACGTGGGGAATCGGGTTCAGAATCTAATTCATCAATCTGAGAATTGAAAGATAGAAACTTATTAACTAATACTGAAAGATCTTCATTAGTTTTCATATTAACCTCGAATATATAACATCAGCAATAGACGCAGAAAGGTATAAAGAGAAGCAAGCAGCGATGCAATCAAGTGTAACCATACACATAACTACTTTAGGAACATTGTGAATTCTAACATAACTGTATGCCCGAAACTCTAAGGATTCGAACAATGTCACAAACAAGAGATACGTTAAAACAAATAAGATTGCAAGGATAATCTTGCTAGTGGCGTCTCCGATAAGTAGCACAGAGATAACGACAACAAAGAGAGTTAACTTAGCTGTCACAGTTTTGGTGCGTCCCATAGGTAAGACATAATAGAACGCCACGATAATACTGATAAAGATAGCGAACACTGCGTGCAATAAACTTTCCATTAATTCAATCCTGTGTAATATAACCAACCGATAAATAGAACCGCAGCGAATACTAATAATGTATCAAGCCTATTACGATTCATATTAAATTCCTCAGAGGCACTTACCTAAACAGTGCTTAACCCAATGCAGTATAGGCTCGCGACCTAAGTAAGATAGCCCATCAACAGCCCGAACGCTCTCATTCCATGAATCCGAAATGAGTTCTTTGGCCGCTTCTAAATCCGTTTGAGTTACTATTTTAAAATGAAGTGTTGCTATGCCTGATAGCGTGTAACCTTTCTTAGTTATTTTATAGAAGTAAATGAAGCGTCTCTTATACAGTTTAGGTTTAGTGCTAAATGTAACTTTCATATCTTGCCTCGTGTGAGTTGTAGTCCGTTGCGGCGTCTCTTCATCTGGCGGCAAGGCGAACAAACTCAACTTTCAAAGGCGCCATAACAAAAGAAGTTGCCGACCAAAGGGAGGTATACTTTTGTTATGGAAAGAAAGTTGAGTTAGCCTTGCTGGCATTCGCCAGATGTTTAGCCGCAGGACGGAGACGGTAGCTTATAATGCGATTTAGTTACAATTAAAATTTCAATTTCCCCGGCTAAGTTGGAGTGGTATTCTAAGTTTTTATACTTTAAAAGCAAATAGGCCGTTTGGCTTTTATTGACAGGCCAAAGACTTCCTTTAATTGCCGGGAAATATTTAGAACTTTCATAGTTAGCACTCTTAAGTTTAGGAATATCCATTAGAACTCCTCCGGTTTAAATTGTTCTTTATACTCTTTAGTATAAATTAAGTTGTCAGGATATTGAGAACTTCTTCTAGGGAATTTTTTCCCTTTCTGGCAGATTGGGCACGGACAAACTACAATCTGTTTAAGAGTTGGGAAGTTAAGCTTACGTTCCCAATCTTTGATGAAGTTCTTATGAGTGCGAATTGCTGCATCAACATATAACGCTGCAATAACTTCCTTGTTCCAATACTTAAGAGACACTTGCTTATCTGCAATAGAAACCCTAGCCCTTGCATCTCCTGTAACGTGAACATCCACACCAAAGAAGTTTTGGTCTTGCCCAACATAAGCAGATTCTGACTTCTCTGGTAAATCTTTCCATGAGAGAATTTCTTTAAACTCTTCAACCCTCTCTATTAATTCTAACGTATCCTCAGCATTTACTTTAACTGCCCTGTCATATCTATCTGTGGATAAGTTAACCATTCGAACATCGTAAATAAGATTCTTATTAATACGATGAATTGGAACTCCCTCAGTTTCAGAGAAGTTATTATTGATATAAGTTTCCAACTTACATCTAGGTTTTAACGCCACATCAACAGAAGTAAGATACCTTTCCTGAATGTATAAGTTTTGCAGGCATCCATTGTAAGCATCCCATTCAGGAGTAATAGGATGTCTAGAACTGCATTCCATAATCCTGCAATTAGTTTCTCCCTCCTCTAAAACAATTTGCTGTGGCGTCTTAACAACTTCAAACATATCCTTAACCATCGCCCTGTCTAACATAATTCCAACAGGCAATGTCCACGGATATTTATTATACTGCATTAAGAATAATTCGTCAGGCTCAGATTCATAATAACCTAAGCAACGTACTTCGAAATATAATTCTCCGTAGCAGTGTTTGGCAGGGTCATAACTATCAATAAGATTCTTAATGAGAATCTTGGACAGCTCGTCTGCACAATGATTGTAAGTTGACATTACTAACTCTTCGAATTGCTCGCTTGAATAATCATAGAAGCGAACAGTTGGATATAAGTTCTTAAGGTCAAATTGGAATTTATGCAATCTTAAGTATGACTGCATAGCCGTAAGTTCCTGAAGTTTAAATGGAATAAAAATAGTTTTCATATTAACCCTCAGCTAATAATTCTTCAACATCTATTTGTTGCTTATTCCACATTTCGACTATCTCGCTAAGAGATAGGAAATATTCATATACGCACCAGTCGTTTCCTTCAACTTTTAATACAGACTTTAATCGATAATCCATAATCTGAGACATAAAGAAGTTAACCGTTACAGGGCTATGCTTGTACGGGTCTTTAATATCTATCTGTATTTCTTTCAATCGTTTTGCAGCATTCAGAGTTTCCTTCTGAGTTTCGAACTTAGTCTTATCAGGAATCACCGCTGCAACTCTATCCAACAAACTACCAGTTGGGACTAAGTGAGAGCGATTAAGCAACTGCATGATACGCTTACTACTCATATCAAAGAAACCATACATTGGGAAACCTACTGCAACAGGTAAGAAAGATTCTGCAAATAGTAAGATTTCTTCTGCATGATACAGAGTATCCATTGTGATAACTAAATTACCAGACATTGCAGCCAGCACCATACATAACTTTTTAAGATGTAACTCTCTACGGTTATAGTATGGGCTATGCTGTGTGTCGATATGTTTGTTACTGGATTGAGAAGTGATATACTGGAAGGTTGTATATACTCCAGTATCCCAAGTTATTCTTCCTTGTAAATCTCGTAATGCATTTAACTGTTTTATTATTTTAAACTTCAACTCACGGTCTTCGATAAAACTTCCATCCAACTCGTGGGCATCCTTAAACTCTCTATCGATAAAGTTTTTAGGAATCGCAGGGGAGTACACAGTAATAATCCTTCCTGAGATTGGAACATCAGTGTAAGGCTTTGGCCGTGTAAAATCGTTAAGGTTATCAGGAGTAACAGCTCCTAACATATTTAACACTGGCTCTTTAACTGATGTTCCTTTACCTGTCTTAACCCTGTTATCCAAAGTATCAGGACAGTCGAAAGCTTTCTCCAGTAATGATATCCATTCTTCATTACCATTACCATTCGACTTAAAGAAGTCTTTCCATTCTTCTGCTACAATATACCCCGCATGACAACCTGAGTTATCATCCCCAAAGATATCCTCGTCTAAGTCTAATACTTTCTTAGCTTTCTTAGGAGGACGGAATCCATTCTCTAAGTCTTCGATAAACTTCTCACGTGTCGTTGTTGCAGAAGTTGTTTTATCATACCCCATATCCTTAAGGATACTCAGAACACGTTTGATAGTTCGAGTCTTACCCGTACCCGAATCCCCAACTAATGCAATATATAAGTTAGGGAATAAAGTGTCTGAACCTTCTTGCATATACACATTACGTTCCAGTAATGCGGCACACAAACTAATCAAAGCCCAACGCTGATAGATTCGTGGAAGCTTATCCCGGCTAAAATAAGTGAACCAATCTTTGAAAAGTTCCAACTCATTTTTCGGGAAATTATTTAAAGTGTTAGGATATAACACTGGGTAAGGTTCGGAACCTGAACCTTCAATACCATAAGTTCCTTTACTAACTGTCCTAAGTTTCTTAGTTACGTGATACATAAACTCTGCAATTTCCATATTCTCTTGACCTAAATCGCTTTTAATCCTTTGGTCAATTAATCCTGCAAGTTCCTTTTCATCTTGTTGTGAGTTTGTCATAATCTACCTATTTAGTTTTAGACCAGTTAATTGCAGACAGCCCAGCGTCTACTGGAATTCTCATTTGTACACCGTGAATATGCATTGGTGTTTCCATCAGTTCCTTAAGTTCTTGTGCGACTGCTTCGTCATTTGGTCGATGCATAAACACAATACTATCATGAACCGGAGTTACAACTTTAATTCTCTTCTGCTGTAAATCATAACGTTTCCAAATCTTATAGAATGAATCGTTACATTTTAATCCTGATAAGGATTGAGGTTTAAAAGATAACGCAGAGTTAAGATGATGTTTGATATCTACGTTAGTGAAAGTTAAACGAGTCCACGGGAATTCTTCACAAGGAAGACGCATCATACCAGTAGACTTAACTTCCTCAATTAATAACTGTTGATATTCTCCATGAATCTTAGGATAAGTTTTATCAACAGAGTCCAGTAAATACGCTGCAACTTTAACAGGCGGCCACGACTTAGGAAGTCCCAGTAGTTGCTGCGCTTTCCTTAAGTTTTTAATCCCCATAGTATCGACTAACTTCCAATCGCCCATCCCATAGTTAAACCCGTGGTTAGTTCGTTTTGCTAAATCACGAATTGGAACATTAAGTTTTTTATGGAGAACTGCATCGTACAATTCTTCAAAAGGAATACCAAAGAATAATGAAGCATTCATACAGTGGAAGTCTGGAGAATTCTCTACTGCATCAATAAGTTTTTCTTCCTTAGTTATGTAACCAGTTGTTCTTGATTCGGATTGAGAGTAGTCAATCTCTCCTAACAGCCATCCATCATCCGGCAACAATGGAACCTTAGCTTTATAAGGTACAGTTTGTATTGCTACGCCGTAATGCTTATACTTAAATCCGCCTTTAGTGTTAACTTCAGTTTGTGAGAAGTGATGCGGTTGAGAACTAAATCGACCTGAGTCAGTACCGAAAGGATTAAGAGAGTATAATACTCTCCCATCTAACACAGGATAATTATAATACGTTGAGATTAACTTAGTCGCTCCACGACATATTTTAATCTTCTCAATAATCATTCCTAAAAAGGGATTACTATCTGCAATCTTAGTGAGAGTAGATTCACGAGAATCTAAAGTCTTAACTCTCATTGCTTTTAAGAAGTTAATAACTTGATCAGAAGAGTTAGGATTAAAGTCAGGATGAATAGCAATCTGCAACCATTCTAACTCTTTATCTCTTTCCTCTTCTTTCTCTGCTACTAACTTAGCTCGTGTTTCTGCATCATCTTTAAATCCGCGAAGCCCACAATGAGTTGCAGGATACACTTCTTTAAACTTCATGACATAGTTAACCAGTGCCCATTCTGGAATCTCTTCCATAATTGCTAAGAATACCCACAAAGTTGTATGAGTATCTTTGGCATTGTAGAAAAATTGGTCACTACGATTTGTTGCGCTATTCTCAAATTTCCAGTAACGGAAGTTACGAATAAAGAGAGATGTTAAGAACGCCAAATCTTTTGGAAGTTCTACCATCCATGAATGCATCAATGCCATAGTATCATAGATATAGTTTTTAGTTGCGATACCAAAGCGGAGAAGATACGTAATATCGTATCCTCCATTCTGTGCAATCTTAGGAACATCATTCTCTAATATCTTTTTAGTTACAGTGTAGTCTGCATACTCTGCCCACGGAATAACAATAGTGTGGCTAAAGTATTTACCGTTATTATGTTTGAACAACCCGGTAAAACCTACCATATCAATGCTCATTGAAAAGGTTTCAATGTCGAAAGTAATCAGCGCAGCTTTTTTAAATAGTTCTACTATTGCTGCATGATTTTCAAACTTTGCAATCTCCCAACTAATGTCAGGAATTTCAGGGAATTTTTCAGGACTCAATAACTTATCTAAGTATCGACCTGTTACATATTTATAGTGAGGGACTTTAAGGAAGTGTTCAAGAGGATTGATTATAATTACTGGAGTGCCTTCTAACTCTAAGAGACTACCAGCCCATTGGTTAAGTGTTGGGGATTCTGTAGGAATGTTTAACAATTCGAGGATATCTATTAAAGCATCAGGGCTAGAAACTATAATGCCTTCCTTAATCCCTAACTCTTTTAACTTACGAACTACTCTAAGAATAGTTCCTCTCTGATATACTGCAAACTTACAAACAGCCCTACCTGCTATAGCAGATTGTAACTTACCGGTGTACGATTTTTCTTCTGAGGTTATCAACGCTGCTAAAGTTTTCATTACTATCTCCTACATAAAAGAAAGGCCACCTTTCGGCGGCCTTAGAAATAACTACTTATTCCGCGCTTGCGATTTCA